TTTGACGGTATTCCTACTGGAGTAGAAGTACCTTCTGCTGTTGTGGTAGCTGAACAGACCGAAGAAGAAGCACAGGCTATCAAGCAGAGGTTCGATGGTATTCCTACTGGTGTAGATGTACCTTCTGCTGTAGTGGTAGCTGAACAGACCGAAGAAGAAGCACAGGCTATCAAGCAGAGGTTCGATGGCATTCCTACTGGTGTAGATGTACCTTCTGCTGTAGTGGTAGCTGAACAGACCGAAGAAGAAGCACAGGCTATCAAGCAAAAGTTCGATGGAATTAGAACGAATGTGGCAGTTCCGGAAAAAATCACTGTTGACCCAGAGGTCATTTCAGTTCATCTTCCGAGCATTTCTCTTCCCCCCAAGCCGCAGCTTGATATTTCTGACATTATCGAACGTCTAATAGCCGAAAAATCTCGAATTGGAAGGACTGAATCTCAATGAAAAACAATGAACTGCTTCTGTCTGTTAAATTTGAAAAAGATGGCGAAGAATTATCGCTTTTACTATATAAAGACATTACTCTTAAAGCTCTACTTGAAGCTATATACTATGGACTCAAGAAGAATGACTCTGAACATTTTGGTATTTTTAAGGAATATGTGAAATCGCATTCAGAGATTGTGGTTTTCTTCAGAGCTAAGAAGGAACTTGACTTAATAAAAGTTAGTGACAATCTTGACAAAAAGCTTTATGAACTGGGAATAGTAACTACAAGTTGTTTGGTAATACCGAAAAACAATACTGTAACGCTGACAGCACTTTTCCCACAGTATGATCAACCTGCACTGTGCGACAGCGAAACAATGGAGTACAATATCAGCACTAGAAGAATTGCTGTTGCAGAGCCTTCTGTTATTGATATACTTCCGGCTGGAGAAATCCCCGGAGGACAAAAAAGAAGTTATTTTGACATTATAATCCCTACAGGTATTTCAATGGCAGCGCTATGCGGAAGCAGACTTTTAATGGCATTGTTCAATGACAATGCATCTGGTTTTTCAATGATAGCAATGATGATGACTACTTCAATTGCTACTATGGTTACGCAGAGCTATAATTTCTTTAAGCAAGGTAAGGATAGTGAGAAATCCATTGAAGAATGGAAAACAAATTACGAAAGTTACCTAACCAGAATCTGGGAGCGAATACTTGAATGGCAGAACAGTGATATAAATTACCTGTGTACTACATATCCTAGGATTTCTGAGTTGTTCGAGCATACAAAAAAACTTGATCGCGCTATATTTGCAAGATCTCAAAGCGATCTGGATTTCTTTAAGATTACACTTGGTGAGTCTAAGCAGGTTGCTCCAATGTTTGAAATTAAGAATGAGAAAAAAGATGAGATCGTTTCAGATATTGGATTTGTAATACATAAAAATAAGGATGATAAAGGAAGATACATTGAAATAATCATCCCGCCCGAAAAACTGCCTAAAAAGAAGAAAGAAACAGTCACAGTAAAACAAACAGGTCTTCTGTCGGAATTATCTGATTATTTGGCTAACGATCAATTCAAATATCTACAAGCGGAGCAAAGTGGACAAAAGCCACCTTTGGTGCTTAATTTGAAAAACTGTGGTGCTCTCGGTGTGATTGAATCTAACACAAATTATTCTTCAAGATTCATTGAACACATTGTTTTTGAGTTGGCGTATTACCACACTCCGGAAGATCTGCAATTTGTTTTCTTCTTCAAAAAAGAAAGCGATAAACGTAAGCAGGCTGAGATAATTAAGAATCTGAAGAGCCTTCCGCATACAAATGAGCTGTTTGAAGATGCATCACAGTTCGTTTTTGATGAGATGAGTGCTGCTATCGTTTTTGGTAAGTTGCAGGCAATCATGGGTGAGCGTACAAAACAAGCTAGTGAAGATGAAGAGGAGGATAAGACAGAAGAGCAGTACACGCAAATCGTATGCATTGTATTTGATGATTACGACATCAAAGAGACAGGTTTCTCTAAATATCTTCCAAAGCCGCCTGCTGAAGGTGAAGATTATATCAATTCTAATGGCCTTACATTCATCTTTGCGTGCCAGAATCTTGCACAGCTTCCTAGATATTGTGGAAACATCATAGAATTCACACATTCAACTGAAGATGATGCAAAGGTTAGTGACCGATATAATGTGCTTTCAAGAGTAACACTTAACAGTCTAAGCAAGAATGGAAGTTCTGGTGGAAATACCACAAGTAATATTGAGAATCTGATTGACTATAAGAAATTTAGTAACAGTGATGTGTTCTTTGATCCAATGAGCGAAGAGGGAAGAAAAAAAGTTAGTGCATACGAAACAGCTTTTAGACAGTTAAGTGCGATTTACTATCGACGTATCGCAGAAAACGGTAATGTTCCCTCAATGGTAACTCTGTTTGAAATGTACGGATACACCCCGGAGATGGTAAAACAGAACCAAATTGTTCAGCAAATCTATGAAAACTGGTTATCAAATGATGTGACTCGTAATTTGTCTGTTCATATTGGAAAAAACGAACATGGAATAGTAGACTTGGATTTGTACGAAAAAGCCGACGGACCCCATATGCTCGTAGCAGGTACCACGGGATCAGGTAAATCAGAAACCATCATAACCTACCTCATAGGCTTGTGTATGAAGTTCTCCCCTACATATCTTAACTTAATGCTAGTTGATATGAAGGGCGGCGGCTTCTCGAATAGATTGCAGTCTCTCCCTCATTGCGTTGGCGTCGTTGATGATACCGCTGGTGAGAGTGAAGGCATCTCAGCCGTATATATGTTGAAGCGATTTCTTGAAGTGCTGAATGCAGAAATAAAAAGGCGCAAAATTCTGCTTAATTCTTTTGGCGTTGACAATGTTGATGCATATATCAGAGCTGAAAGGACAATATCTCTGATTCTAAAAGGTAAGAGTGCTCCTGAAGCTGAACAGTCCCTAAATCCGCAGCAGCGAGAGCAGTTGCGCAAACTTCGTAAAGATAATAAGTTACCGCAGACTCTTTCGCATCTCGTACTTGTTGTTGATGAGTTTACAGAACTTAAACGCTTCAGCAGCGAAAGCGATGATATTGATTTTATCGCTGAGATCACAACAATCGCAAGAGTTGGCCGAACTTTAGGCTTTCATATTATTCTGGTATCTCAGAACATTGAAGGCGCAATCACCGAGGATATCCGTATCAATTCAAAATCCAGAATATGCTTGAAAGTTGCTACTCGAGCCGCATCGAAAGAAATGCTCGATGGTAGAACAGATGCCGCATCACCTACAATGCCAGGTAATGGCAGAGCATATCTGCTTGTAGGAACAGGTAGCAAATTCATGTACTTTCAATCGGCATATACCGGTGCAAATAAAGACGAGAATATTGAGCCTGTTGTTAGTGTTACTCAGGTTGAGCCGTGCGGTCCACACAAAACAGACTTTTATATTTCTACAAAGAACAATGCAAGAATCCGTCAGGCTTCTGTAAATGTCAATGAGCACGATACACAGTTAAGTTATATTGTTCAGGTCATTGGCGCGTTAAAAAAAGCGAACAACGAGCCTAATACGAAGGAAGCGTATTATCGAACTCCAAGAGTTATTTTCAAACGTCCGCTTAGCAGTAACACGCCTGATCCTACAGAGTGGAGGTGATCGTAATGGCTATTAGCAAGATGCTGTGTTTACTCGGAACACAGGATATTCCAGTTATACAGGATCAGCCTAAGTTTGTTGTCGACCTGTTGGAATCAAATATTGTACTTTATGGGTCATCAATGAGCGGCAAAACAAATTTCATCAAGCTGCTTGTTACGATCTTACATAAGCAGTATCGAGAGAGTCAGGAGCAGATCTTTATCCTTGATTTTGGTGGGGCTTTAGCTGAATTTGAGCATCTTCCGCTCGTAGCTGCATATTTTGATAATGCTAATGAGGAATATGTTAAGCGTGTATTCAAACTTCTGGAAGATCAGTTGAAGGACAATATTAAGCAGCTTAAGGGTAAGAATTACCGTGATGTTACTCAAGGACAGCCAATACACACTACATTACTGATAGACAATGTAAATGCATTCCTTGATGAACCTCGATATACGGCATACCAAGAAAAGCTAGCGAAATTGTGTAGAGATGGCTTGTCAAAGGGAATTACAGTAGTCATGACAGCGGGATCAACCAAAGGTACAAGTTCGCTAATGGGTAGTTTTAAGCAGAAAATAGCATTAGAGCTTCCGCAGGACAGCTATCTTGAGGTTTTTAATCATAAAGTTATTCCAGTTGGCAATAACCCCGGGCATGGATTTGCGAATGTTACAGTCAATACCGCAGATAATGCGGCTACATATCCAATGCAGGTGGCATATGAACTACAGCTTAATATAGCGGATGATATCGGTTCAAAAGAATTCCAGGAAAACCTCATTAAGTATTTCCAACAAAGAGCAGTCAAGAAATACAAACGATTTCCTGAAATCCTCACATGTGAATCTTATCAAGAATTTGCAGGTGAACAGCCAATTTGCTCCTCTTGTGCTGTAAGTGTTGGATTAGATTATACAGAATGCAAGCCAATTACTGTGGACTTCACCACGACAAAATGTGTAGCCATCTATGGTAAAAAAGGCTTTGGTAAGACCAACCTATTAAAAGTGCTGCTAAAGGGCTTTATCGAAGATTTATTGTATAATTTCGTATTTTTCGATGATGGAAGAGAACAACTGAAGTGGTTTTCTAATCAGGTAAGTACAGTCCGTAAGGAAGATATCTCCGGACATGAAGAAAAGGATCTGACATATAAAGAAAAGGCTACTACAACAGTAAGCCGGGAACAAGCGCTGAAAACAGTAACTACAAAATTATCTCCTATGCAGCTTTTTGTAAAACTAATCCATGAGCAGTATATGGATCTTTCACAAGTGAGAAGAATGAGTAATCCTGTTCTTGCTGAGATTTTTGGCACAGGAATAGTTCTTCCCTCACAGGCTGCAACAGTCGATAAACGCAATACTGTGTTTGTATTACAGAGTAAATTCTTGTATGTCAACTCAACAGCGTCAAAAGATTTTATGGAAGTAATTCTTCCTTCACTGGTAGCTCGCGCAGATGAGATGAACTGGATCTTCATTTTTACTGATGTAAAACCAATAAGTGATAGTGAAACTAGGGATAACTTCCATACGACAATTGGCAATGCGTTTCTCCTTGATAGCATCGCCGAGTTTGTCAGCGAACGTGGCGGAAAGTCGATTTTCGGTTCAATGGATGTTAAGTCATTGCAAGAGGAATACGCCCCTTGTGAAGAGGGTGATGGTTATTTCTATTCTATTGATAAGGACGATTTGAAGAAACTGAAATTCATCAAGGAAAAGGAGGAATCCTAAATGTCTGAGTTTATCAAAGCAGATATTGGAAAACTTGAAGGTTTTCTCACTGGTAGCGAAGAAGCAATCAAAGAGTTTGCAGCGATTCGCACTGAGTTTGAGCGGATAAATAGCACGCTCCTTGCAAACTGGGACGGTGTCGGACGCGCCTCTTACAAGTCTGTATCTGACCACATCCTGGAAAAGGTTGGAGGTATTCAGGAGGTTTTAAATACAATCAATGATACGATTGTCAGAGACCTTGTTGATCAGTATAACGCAATTGATCGAGATTTGGGTGAGTCGAACAGAAAAGCCGGCGAACCGGAAGAGGGTGCGAACAAATGACAGACAATAAACGTCGGACTGGAGTATCTGGTTCAGTTGGGGCTTCTTCAAATAGCACGGGCGAAGCCGTGACATTATCACTAAAGCCAACAACAGAAAACGATCCCGATACTATCTACAACATACTTTTCAGGGATTATGACGAGGAGAAGGATGAATGAGCAGCGTAATCCGAGGAACGGAATTTAACTACAGAATCGATACAGAATATGGTATAAACCAAGATGGCTTTATTGCTGAGGGTACAGAAAGTATTGTTTTCAAAGGCGTTAAATATGGAAATGATTTACGGTACTCTTGTGCTTTAAAATTTAAACCTAAATCCAGACTATATGATTTTATGAATCGAGAGTATCGAATATTGGAGTCTTTACAAACATGCCGATCTGTCGTTCGTGTGCTTGACGTAATCGAGGATTTGGGGGATTTTCAGCTTCCGTATAATGGTGGCTATATCACAAGCGAAGGATACTTCTGTGTTGTGGAAGAGTACATTGATGGTGATTCTCTTCAAGACTATTGTATAAAGCAATGGTATACATACAACACGAAAACCAGAAGATGGGAGCGAAATACAACAGATCATTCCTACCGTGAAGTAGTTAAATTCCAGAATCAGATTATCCAATTCATGATCAATCTTTGTGAGATAATGAAGTTTGTCTCGAACGTTAATGATAGAAATGGAAAAACAAATGTTAATTCTCCCATTATTCTTCATTGCGATATTAAACCTGAAAACATCATGGTTACTAAACACGGTAAAGAACTGGTGTTGATAGATTTTGGAAGATCTCAAAGTATTTATGAAGGACGAACCTATCAACACTATAGCGATAAATCTGAATGTACTTTTACTGCGGACTACAGCGATACACAATGGCAGGACGTTGGAAAAGATAACTTTTACGCCTATGGTACTGTTGGATACGCTGCCCCGGAGTGCTACGCTTCCCCGAATAAAGGCTTATTCCCTTTTATATCACAGCGACCTGTTCTTACTCATGGACTCGTGTCTGTAGAAAGTGATATTTTTGGATTTGGTGCTACTTTTTCGGAATGCCTTCGTATTTATGAAATATGCGACGAAGCGTTTAAGCGAATTCCTAATTCTAGTGACCCTCGCTTTTTTAATCGTGAAATCGAGGCACAGGCTGAAACCAGCGTCCGAAACGGCACTACTGAGGGTTACTGTGATCGCGACTTTCGGGGGATTGATATTGCATTCCATGAAGCATTAGAGAATATTATTCGTAAATGTACTAAGACAAGATTCAAAGGATTTCAATCACCTAATGAGTCACAGGATTCATATTATCATAATTTCTATCAATTACAAGCGGAGATTGAAAGAGCAAGAGATGCCATTCCATCTCTTGATCGAAAGTCCGACCCTCTTGTTAGACAAATGCTTGGTGTTTCAGGCTTCTGTGCTGCATTTGCGAGTTGCTTCTTGGCTCTATGGCTTATTATGATAATTTTGGCGAACCCCTTAGCACGAGACAGGTGGAAAACATTAAAAAAGAACTACACCGATAATCAGAAAAGAACTACTTTTACAACTGTTGCTGAAGACATGATGGAAGTACCCTTGAAAAAATCGAGAAAAAAGAATTTTGAAGATATCCTTCAATTTACTTACGGCGGTAGTCCCAATGATAATGTGATCGACAGCGAAGAGGCAGATATATTAGCTACGCTAATGAAAAAGCATCTTCCTAATCAATCAGAATGGTCATCATATATTGACTTGATTATTCAAAATGGTAAGAGTGACAACATGGATGAGGTAGCCAAAACTATCTACAGACTGAATATATCTTCTAATATTGACTGTGACGGATACATACTGGCAAAAGCACTAACACAAGTGAATGATGCTGATGATAGCGACACAGAAATACTTTCTTCAGCCTATAATGTTCTTCTTGAATACTCTGAAAAAGAAGAATACCGAAAGATAGTAGCCAAAATCGCAATTAAACTTATGTCAGGTAGAAAAACTGATACTGTAGCCAGCTCTCTTGGAGTAGAGAGAGAAACCGTTCAAAATTTACTTGCCCCGCTCACAAAGATTGGAGGTGATTGATATGCCATTAATGTCAGGAGCTGAAGAAAGACAAAAACTCGACCTCAAGGAAGAACGCAAACAGACTTTGCTTAAATTCTGGCAAGATTTAAAGGCTTCTTATTTAATATGGATAAGAATCGGAGGCATAATTACCGGCGCTTTGATCTTGGTATATCTTTTCACCAGGTTTGTAATAAAATGGGATCTGTTTTACGAAACTGACTTGAAATATTCGACTATATTTTTCATCGTTTTCGTTATTTTCCTTGTATCGGTTGGCTTATGCTGGCTTGGAGCTTATTTTCTTTACAATACTAAGCACAAAAGAAATACTAAGTACAAGGATCAGGATATAGGACGAGGTGGCGTGTAAATGATTAAGAAACTTACTTTATTAAATGCCATTTCCGCTGTTTCGTTCTTTGTATCATCAGTTAGTTTGCTGTTTATCCCAACATTAAAAACAGATAATGGACTACCAAAATCAGGTTATATCATAGCAGTTCTGTTCTGGATAGGATTACTTTTCGGGATAATTATTCAAATCGTTTTGACAATTAAATGCAAACAAATGCATTTACAATGCAAGACTAAAACACAACGGATACCTCTTGTGACCGCAGCGGCATCTTTTATGATTCTACTGATAATGGTGATAATGAAAAGCAAAAACAGTTTTGCAGTAGTTGGATTACTGTTCTGCACAGTTCTATCCCTGCAACTATCTGCAATAATCAAACGGAAGGGGTGCTTAAAATGAGAGGAACTAAAATACTTGCATTCGCATGTAGCATGATAGTAGCATGGAATCAGATTCCCATTTCGGTTGTTCCAACCTATGCTATCGAAGAAGACGAACTAAAATCAGTTACAGTAGAAGCGAATTTCGTTGATTCTATGACTGTTTATGACAAGGAATATGATGGAACAACAACTGCTGAGATTGATCTTTCTAATGTAAAGCTGATTGGCATCGATACAGGAGATGATGTTACGCTAACAGCGAAAGCTGTCTTTGATGATGCTAATGCTGGTGACGCAAAAAATGTACAGGTATCTGACTTTGAGCTTATCGGTGATGACAAAGACAAGTACACACTCAATTTGGAGCCAAACTTCCAAATCGTCACAAAGACAGCCAAAATATCTCCGGCAATTATACACTTAACTCCTGTTGGCACTTTTGTCGAAGGCGAAAAGCTGCCCAAGGAGATTGAGTATAATATTAACCAGAATGATATTAAAGCCAACGATAATGTTAATGTTACAGCTATTGTTAGCATTTCAGTTGATGAAAACAACGTTTACATCTATCAAATTGATGATGCTACAGCAACTGGTAATGCAAACTATATCCTTGCAATGCAAGAAGATAGTACACCTACTCCCTCTAGTCCTTCGGCAGCAACTCTGTCTTCCGCTTCAATAGACAGAGCTGGCGCATCGTATCTGGAACAGTATGATTTTGGTATTGTTGCAAATGGTGCTGTAAAAATCACATTGAATGCTGAACTGAGCCACGATATGCCTGTGAAGTTTATTCTGTCTGATGGGCAGGAAGTGATTGATGATTCTCCCCGTTTTTATTCTCGTGAAAATATTTATCGGGCGAGTGGTGAGTTCATTGTAGAATTAGCAGAAAGTGAAACATTCAAGGATATTTCCTTGTCTGCTACAATTGAGAATGGTGATCAATCTTCAACTGTTGATTTGCCATTAAAGCTTAATGGCAACAATTCCACATCCCGTCTTATTATTGACAACAATCTCCCCAGTGTATCATCATTAACTCTCAAGAATCACGGCTTGGAGGGTGAGCATTATTTTGATGCAAAAGGCGTTTTTGTTGATGGTGAATCCGGTATTCGCAGTATCCGGTATAGATGGGACAACGATGTAAAGTCTGCAAATTGGATTAATTATGAGAATTTCTCTCACAATCCCAGTGACAAAGTTGACTTCTATGTTAAAACAGACTGGAATAATTCTACTGACCCTCGCTCAGTTCGACCTGACGGAAGCCACAAACTCGAACTTGAAATAACCGACAATGCGGGTAACGTTTATCGTGATGGAGGTAACCTGATCACTGATGGTGCAGATACGAAAGCACCTCAGCCCACATATATTCGGCTAGACAAAACTACGGAAACCACTTGGGACAAAATTGTTAACATTTTGTCGTTTGGCACATTCGTTAACCAGAAACTCGTATTGTCTCTAAAGGTTGAGGACAGAACCGAGACCGAGCAGTCCAGTGGTGTGAAATCCGTTGCATTAACTGATGGGAAAGGCGAAGATGAAAAAGTAATTGCTGCCGATATTAAGTCTTCTGATGGCGTCTATACTTATTCTATGGAACCTGACCAGATCATCTCATCGTGGTATTTAAAGCTGACTGACTATAATGGTAACACTGAATACTTCCTGATTCGTGACTTATTAAACAGCGACATTGCCAAGGGACCGGTAGAAGAAACTACCACTTCAGAGGATGGTGAGGAAGAAACAACTACCACAACCACTGGGATGGATTGGAGTCAATTGAAGTCTGATAAATCCGGTATGTGGATTTTTGATAAGACGGCTCCTGTAGTAACACCGGATTATGATAAAGGAGATGGCATTCTCGGAGATGACGGCGTTCATTATTATGATAAAGGCACTTTTATCTTAAATTGTCATGACAATGCAGCATTGCATTTTATAACAATTGAAAAATCCTTCAGAGCAACTGAAAACGATGATTGGAGCGATTTAGAGCCAGAAACAAGAGAGTTCAATGAAATTAAAGAAGACGATGTCTTTAACTTCCATACCGAAAAACTTGTTAATGGTTGGTATCGTTTCAAAGTATCAATTATAGATGGCGCCCAGAACAAAAACGATCCTGCATTTGGTACATTTGAGATTTATGTGGATCATGCCAAGCCGAGTGGTTCAATTTCTGTTATTTCGCCTTCTGATCCTAATTATAAGTTCCAAGATGATGATAGTACATATTGGGTAAGAGAAAGAGACGCAGATGAAAAATACCTTCCAATCACATTCAGAATTGATGCTACTCCCAAGGGTTCAAAGCTGAGAGCTATTAAGGTCGAAGTGTTTGGCGGAAATGGGAAAACAAAGACATTCGATTTCAATAAGAAAGATATCATTGAAGAAGATGGCAAATATTATGCTACAGCTTTAATATCTACAGATCCTTCTTCAAGGGACTATCTCCAGTTGTCTGAGAATAACACTTACGAAGTTAAAGCAACTGTTGAGTCAATGTCGAAAAATAAATCCGATGATATCAACTACACTCTTCATGTTGATACTGAAAATCCTGTGGTTGAAAGTTTCAGTGTTGAAAGAAAAAATACTGCTGCCGAAACTATTCTGAATGTCCTAACTTTCGGTGCTTTTGCCAATGACTCTTTGAAACTCACGGTAAAAGTTAAAGATGGGCAAAATGATATCGGATTAGACCATGTGGACATTAGCTATACAAATACCAATGGCGAATCTGTAAAAACGACTTTGACTGAAGAAAGTGCAGGTGTGTATACATGTGAGCTTGCACTTGATACGAAGGTTTTTCAAAGTGATATTGTTGTTACGGCGTATGATAAATTGAACAAAAGTAGCAAGAATGCGCCTAATATTCAAAATACTACCGGTGACAAGCATACAAAAGACGGAAATACTTTTGTGATGCTTGAGGCGGAAGCTCCAACACTCAAGGTTATTCTTCCTTCTTCTGATAGTTCTAAACGAGATGATGGGCAGATCTGGTATCGCCAACATTCTGATACTAATGAAGATGATGCATTCAAGTACATTGAGGTTGTCGTTAAGGATGACGCTTCTGGAATCCAGCGAATTAATATGTTGATTAATGGTCAACCGATCGACCATCTTGTTGATGAAGCTTCTCAAAATGCTATTATTACAGACATCGAGCGTGACAATACAAAAATATTAGATTTTGATTCAACACGAGCTATGGGAGAACTTGACCGTGCAAGTCTGTGCGATGAATTCCACTATTACTATTCAACAGAGAGTATCGCAGATAAGATTCAAGCGAATGCTGATGGTAGTTATGTCATCACATTTGAAATAACAGATAACGCTGGAAATGTTACCACTGCTCCCGTTGATGAAAACGGAAATCTATATGCTGATGAGAAGGTTGTATATTATCGAGACATCGTAGCTCCTAATGTTACACAGTTCATTTTCGATCCTGCATCGTTCGATAATATCTCTGAGGTTAATCAGGAAGATTTCATCCAGAAGCTCGAATATGGGTATTATTTCAAAACAGCTTTTGATGTAATGCTTACCTCTGTTGATCCTGTACCACCATCGGGGCTTGATTATGCTGTTTTCCGTATGGTTCCGTATGAGAATGGAGAGCTGAAGCCTGAAATTATTAGCGATCCTATACCTTTTAGTAATGGAGTAGCGAAATATAGCATTCCAAAGGGCTTCAAAGGTCAAATCTACGGCAAAGCCTATGACAAGGTAAGCAATGTTTCAGAGGAGCGCACACCCCAGGGATTTGTTATTGACGAAACTGCGCCCACTATTACAATTCAAGAATTGCCCGAAAATCCTGCTGGTAAGGATGCAAATGGTAATAATATATACACTAATTCAATTTCAATTAGAGTAACTATCTCTGACACACAGTCAGGTCTGAGAACAATCAGCTATTCCAAGGATTCTGAGTTAGATAAGTATGATGATGTTATTACTGGTATTCCAAATGACGCAGGAACTGGGGACAATAAGGTGCTTGATAACGGTTGGGAGATTACTGGAACCGATGTGAACCTTGTGACTGAAGTGAGCAAGGTATTTACCTTTGACAAAGATGACAATGATATCAAGATGACATTTAAAGCAACTGACCGTTCTGGTAACGAATGTGATCCAAAGTCTAGTGGTACATTCACAATTGACACCATTGCTCCACAAATTGCAATTAGCAACCCTTCTAGTTTATTGAACGGCTTATACTATAACGGCTCAACCGAATACTCCATTACTGTAACCGAGCGTAATTTCTCTCAGGAGTTGATAATTGCCAACATTAAAAATGAGTTTACAAACGCAACACCTACCATTTCTTTTACATCTAACGGCAATTCAACTCATACCGCTAAGGTTTCTTTCCCCGAAGGAGATTATTCGTTCTCGCTTTCCGGTACAGATCTTGGAGGACATAAAGCTACGATTTCTTATAATGGCGCTGAAGCCAACGAGTATTTCTTCACCTCTTTCAACGTTGACGCAACCAAACCCAAAATCCAAACTAACTTTAAGAGCTTTGGCGCAGATGAGAACGAGGCGGTGTATTTTAACAAGCAGCAGACTGCTGAAATCATTGTTACAGAGCATAATTTTGCAGATAGTGACATGGGGATTAGTGTTAAAAGAAAAGATCCCGGCACCACACATGTTATCGGTGGAGATGGTTGGTCAGAAATCGGCTATTCCAGCAATTGGAAGGATGATGGAGACAAACACACCTTGACTATTAAGTTTGACAAGGATGGAGTCTATCGTATTACTATGGCACCAAAAGATCGTGCTGGAAATCCTGGTGAGTTTGCAGATGGTTCTTCAGACCATTCCACTGTATTTGAGGTCGACACTGTAATACCAACCTACGAAAAACGTGGTAATATTAGCTCTTCTGAGAAGAACTTTGTGGCGACACCATTCTGTGATGTCTACGATGAGAAGAGAAAGGACGATCCGCCACCTACCGTTCAGTTTGATGACGTAAACTTTGACAGAATCGAAGTAGACACAATCATCTATACTCCAACTTATGAAAACGGAAAGGAACTTGGCGAAATCATAATGAGTCCGGTTTCTGAAGAACTGTCCAAACCTATTACAGATAAACAGTTCACACTATCCGATTTCAATAAAGATGGTGTTTACGCATTAACATTTGTTGCTGTTGATAAAGCGGGAAACAAGAGTGAACCAATAAGTAATACATACTTCCGCATGGTTGACACAGATGTACTTGCATATATCTATAACAGTCAAATCGGTGATAAGAATAGTGATGATGAAAGCAAAAAGCCCACTGGATACTATTCTTTAATGAACACTGACGGCAAGGCCATCAGTAAAAAGGCTACCGATTTTGACAATCTTGATATTCTTGTTATCAAACCTAAATCTGATAAACAGGCAGGTACACTAGTTCTTCGAGAAGATGAAAAGCAGTATTCTCCTTATGACTATAATGCATTCTCTATTGAAGAAGAAAGTGTTTCTGAAACGGCTACAATGCTGAAGATGCATCTTCCTGGCGAATACTTCTCAGAAACATTCCGTGATGATGGTCTTAATACCAGAATGTACCTCTCTGTAAGTATTAGAGATGATGTCTATCTTGATTTGGCATCAATTCATATTGATAACGAAGCCCCCACAGCGACTATTCCGGATGACTTTAAGAACTGGCATAACTATTTCTTTGAAAGTGAACAAACTATAACCTTAACAGATATCAGTGAGCTACTTGATGATACAAAAACTAAGGTCTATGAGTGTCCGAGAAATGGTGAGAGAAGAGAAATATCACATACATACGATCCAGAATCCAATACGCTTTCATTCACATTGACAAAGGGAGTACATCATATTGATATTACCCTGGTTGATGAAGCAGGTAATGAATATAACATCGATCGAGTTAAGTATGTGCGTGTGGGTAACTTCAGGCTCTATCTTGGTGGCGGAATTGTGATTGCTCTTGGAGCGTTGGCAGCATTCTTCATAATTCGCAGAAAGAGAAGAAGCTGACAAAAAAGGCGCAATAATTCGTTGTTAATCATATTCCAAAATGCACCCTCTCATTTATTGGGAGGGTGCAACATCAAAAGAGATTATGTCAAAATATTAACGCAATGGGAGACTATTATGTACACGCCTACCCCTATACAGACAGACGATATCATACTTTCAGACGATCTTGTAGCCCTTACAGAGTTGATCGCAGCCAACGTCCATGACGTGTGGGCTGCTGGGCGTATTAAAGAGGGATGGACTTATGGAGAGGTTAAAGATGTTGAAAAAAAAAACACTCCTTGCCTTGTGCCGTATGACGAACTGCCTGAATCAGAAAAAGAGTATGATCGCAATACAGCAATGGAAACGCTCAAACTGATTACCAAGTTGGGCTATGTGATTACCAAAAAGAATGGATGAGCTGACATTCTGCACTTTCAAATAAAAGCTCATCACTTTCAGATGAAAGCTACCTTTCATTTGCATAGTGTTTTTTGTGGAAAACTTTGAGTTAACTCTGTAACGAAACTAACAGCTCATTTTCCTCATACCTACGGTATTTTCTTCACAAACAACACTAAGAAAATGATTGGTGGTTGCGCCCTCAAATAAAAGCCCCTGCACTTTCAAACGAAAGCCTAACCTTTCATTTGCATAGTGTTGTTTGTGGAAAACCTTTCATTTGAAGATGATAAGCAGACTATTGCTATCGTGGACATATGTTTCCAATAACAAAACAAGGTCAACTACCGAAAATGTCGCTATTTAGCGTATTTTTCGGAGGTTGACCTTTTATTTGTTTGTATCCTATCCGTAGTGAAAGCATCTATCTTCCCGTCAAGAGCATCCGCGATCATTCGATTAAAACCGTCCCTGTGCTTCGTATTGGTCGCCGAGATGCCCTGATCCGTATATACACCTGCAAACTCCCAGTCATCACGCTTCTGGATGTACTCTGTGTAGTAGGAAACCTGCGCTTCGTAGGAGGTCTGCTGTTCTTCGGAATCGGTCGAAACTCGTGCATATCCGGCAACCTTACGCTTTTTCGGCTGGTCTAAGGGTGTGAATGTTGCACGATTCAGCTTTGCCGGAATGATTGTTACCTTGCTCATAGCTTCTTTCTCCTTTCTCTCGCTGCTGCACCTTTCTTCCCACACGCTGCTGCCTGGGAGCGATTCTCTGCCGTCCACGCTTCTGATCTTGAATGATCTTTCCAGTGTACTGTCTGCTCGTGACCGTCCTTGAAGATGAAAGTTAACACATTCGGTTTAGGAACTGTGATAGACTCAATCTCAGCCTGGAATACTTCGCTGTCAAACTCGTCAAGCCGCAACACTTCACAAACCTTGTCATACAGGATATCTTCCGGTATCTGCTTGGACTCCGGACAGAATTTCTTCCCCCTCGCATTGTAAGTCCAGCAGATCCACACGGTTCGGTATTTTTGTACTTTCCTGCGATAGTACTTTCCACAGCAGCCGCAGTGAATGATACCTGTAAATGGGTAGGTACCGGTTGTCGGATTGTCAGGTGTATAATAATCTTTTTTCGCCCTTAGAAGTTCCTGCACACGCATAAATGTGTCCTTGTCAATAATGGCTTCATGCGCTTCTTCCACATAATACTGCGGCAGTTCTCCGTGGTTTGGCATTTTCCGCTTTGTGATATGATTTTCACGGTAGGACTTTTGCAGAAGAAGATCGCCGCAGTATTTTTCGTTTTTCAGTATTCGGCGGATCGACCACGCAGTCCATATGCCGCCACCTTTGGTCGGAACGCCCATCGCAAGCAGTTTGTTTGCAAGTGCATTTTTTCCCATCCCGCTGAGAAAGTCATTGAAAATCATTCTGACGATCTCCGCTTCTTCGGGAACAATGATAAGCGTGCCGTCACTGTTGCGTTCATAACCGAGCATTGTAATGCTGCCGAGCCGCCCCTGTTCAAAATCCTTGCGGATACGCCACTTCTGATTTTCGCTGGCGGAGTAGCTTTCCTCCTGTGCATACGAGCCCAAGAGTGTCAGCATGAATTCACCGTCAGGGCTGATAGAGTGGATATTCTGCTCCTCAAAATAGACATCCACACCCAGCTCTTTCAGCTCACGGATAGTCTCCAGCAGCGTGACGGTGTTTCGGGCGAATCTCGAAATCGACTTTGTAATGATAAGGTCGATACGTCCGGCTCGGCATTCGGAGAGTAATCTTTGAAAGTTCTCTCGGTTATCCTTGGTACCGGTCAGGGCTTCATCTGCGTACACGCCGCAGAACAGCCATTCGGGATTGCTTTGGATTAAAGAATTGTAGTAGCTGACCTGCGCCGACAGGGAATGGAGCATAGCGTCCTTGCCGCTGGACACTCTGGCGTAAGCTACCGTTCTCAGCAGCTTGACAGTGGGCTTGTTGGGGAACTGAACCCTCTCTACTATGCGGTCATTTTTGTCCACACAGCAACACCTCCTTCGCTTACCATGTTACCGTCTATCGAGCGATAAGTCAACGATTTTACGCGGATTTCAGCGAAATATGCTGCACGAAGATACGCCGTATTTCTTTGCCATCATTGTATCAATTTTAGCGTACTCTGCTTTGGTGATAAGGGACTTATTTAAGAGATTGCGCACCCATGACATAATCCTCTGGTAGTGATACATCTTATCGAACAGTTCATTATTTTTGAGCATCGTATACCTCCTTCGATTTACCGTAACAGGTGCGGGAGCAGTAAATGCGATGTTTGCTTTTGTATGATAAGAATGAGGTCTTACACACAGGGCAGATACGTTCAATCTGTGAATCTCGTGGAATCAAGGCCGTGTTTTCAGCCCACCACAATTGGCGGCACCTATCGGAGCAGAACTTCTTTTCTTTGCGGTGAGGTTTTTGTTCGATTCTTTTATGACAGTGCAGGCAGAATAGGATTTTTTCATTTGTAGTTTTGCATGACAGGATGTTGTTTCTTTTGCAGAAGGATTTGATCGTATTTACGGAAAGACCGAGCTGTTGTGCAATAGAAGTAATAGGTACTCCTGCATCACGCATAGAACAGATCGCTTGTTTTTGCTCATTTGTCATCGCATACCTCCTTGCAGATGATAAGGAACCATAATATATGAAAAAAGAAGGGCAGAGAATAATCCCTGCCCCTCATGCGGATCACGCTTTCACGAGCGTACCCTTGTAAGTGTCATCGCCGATTTTGATAGTTGCGGTCACGGTGGTATCGGACTTATCCTCAGACTTGTTATCGGTAGGCGCAGGCTTGGCAGCACCGAATCCGTTCAGTCCCTTGCCCTTGATGATAGTCGGGAAGTCTTTGTAGCAAATGTCCAGATCCACATTCCCGTTGATGCCGTCAACCTTTCCCTTTTCACTGTACTGCCAGATACCGTATGCGCCGCTGTAGTTGGTCTTGTCCACCCAGTGCGCCAGCCAGATCGTGTAGCGGGACTTGATGTCATCGGCAGTGTGCGTGGTGAGAGAAGAAGCTGAGCCGTACAGTCCGGTAAAGTAGCCTGCGGATTCAACTCTTTCGAGGAAGGCTCTCATGATCGCAGAGACCTTCTCTTTGCCGAGGTCAAACTGCTTTTTCTCTTCCAGATCGAAGTACACAGGCATCTCGAACTGCTTTCCCTTGATGACCTTGAGAAACACATCTGCTTCCAGTCTTGCCTCGTCCTCGTCCATCGCATAGGAGTACCAGTACGCACCGACCGGAATACCTGCCGCCTTTGCACCGGCGTAATTCTGCTCGAACTTCTCGTCCTTCTGCTTTTCGAGTCTGCCATAGCCCGCACGCAGGATCGCAAAATCAATGCCGTCTGCCTTGACCTTACCCCAGTCGATATTTCCGTTGTGAACGCTCACATCAATACCCTTCATATCCTCGCCTCCGAAATATTTGTAGAAATCATCTGTCACAGTGCTATTGCCATGCACTTCATCACCGTACCACTTGCCGTTCGTTCTCACATCCACATGGGTGTACTGGTAGGCAGCAGTGATATTGGCGATACCAGTAAAACCGATGTCCTGTGCCTTACAGCAGACCACCTTAGAACTGATCGGCTGTCCGTCCTGACCGTAGCAGCAGATGTCCGCTGCGTTGCCTAGTGTGTGCTGACCTGTGCCGCTGCCGCCCACATTCTTATCGTGTGCCGCACAGCGGTATCCGCTTGTCACGATGATCTTGGAGCACTTGAGGGCAGTGAACAGCTTTTCGAGCTTTTCAATAAGCTCCGGATTGTTCAGCGTTTCATGCTCCTTACCGCACTTGCAGCGGAACTCGCTGATATTGAAATGCGGGGAAAGCTGCGTTTTATCGGAATACTCGTAGGTCTTACTCATTTTTATCATCCTCCATTTCATCGATCATCTCCTGAATCTCGTCATCGATATGCGATGCTCTCTTCTGAAGAACCTCGATAGCCTTTTTGATCGCAGGCGGATACGGAATTCCCATCAGACTGGTGTTTTCAATAATGGAAAGCAGCTCATTGACGCAGAAGCCGATGCACGTTGCATCCCTTATATAGGTCGTGCCGATGAGAATGTCCGTACGAACGGCGACCACAACCATGAGCAGGATACAGAACTTCTTTGCAAGTCCCACCCATCCGGCTTTGGAACTGAGCCTGCCGGTCTTGCTGTGCTTGGATTTGCCCATTGATGCAGCGATCAAGCCGGTTGTGAAGTCGATTGCCATGAACAGCACAAGCGTGATGAGAGCCGAATCCCATCCGCCGAGCAGTGCCGCAAAAAAGCCGCCGATCACTCCGGCGGCAGTACAGATATTTTCTTTCATTTCAACATCCTCCTCAAATTGTCACATCCACGATTTTGACCGAACGGATCATCGGACTGGTATTATCCGTCACCGCTTTCCATGCAAGATAGTAATCGCCGGTGTTGATGCCGCTGCATTCGTGCAGCACATTGATATAATTGCCCACAGTACCGAGCCATCCGAACGGTACTGAAATTGCCGTATTGTTCTGAATAGACTCGTAAATATATCTTGCGGTATCCGCCGGAGAAAGTGCCTCATTGCTTTTCGGTACAAGCCACATCTCACCGATATCCGTTGCACCCGACTTATAACTCATCATGATCTTGTTGGAAGAACTGATGTGAACGGGCTCGACACACATCGTGTAAATAGTCTGCCCCCAGTTGAAGTCAGGCTGATTGTAATAGATCGCATAGCCGTTCTCCTCCGAGCAGAAATTCGGATAGGACTCCGCAAAGCCCGAAAGGGAGCGATACCCGTCATTATAGAAGGTATAAACCTTCTCGCCGTAGTCGTGAAGTGTGTCGATGGATGCCTTGAACAGCGTGATATCCGGCTTCGTCTGCGGAATTTGCAGCACCTTCGGCACCAGCGTATTCAGCTTTTCTGTTTCCGAAGCAGATACACCCATCGTTGTAAGGTTTCGTGCTAAAGCATCTCTCTGCTCGTCAAGGGCTGTCAGATAGTTTGCAATGCTCATTCACTCACCTCCACGATAGCTGCCAGTGCATCTTCCACACCGGCGAGAGCAGATTCAAGGGCATCGAGTCTCGTATAAATGTCTGTGATAGAGGTCTTTGCACCCTGCATATCATAGAGGATTTCTGTCTTGAAACGCTCGAACACACCCTCATTCACGCCCACACGCTCATTCAGGTTCATGGCGGCAGTGTATGCCTCATTCCATCTGCTCACATGGGACTCTGTGATGCTGTTCAGCGTTGTAAGGTTGTGATGCCAGTGCGCCTGACCGACCACAGTTGAAATGGAGCCCATGTCGTCCAGCATTTCCTGTGTAATGTTGTCAAGCACAGCCTTATTGGAATGAGAATGTGCCTGTGCGGAAACCTCACTGAGACCTGTGGACAACCCGTGCAGGGCATTGGCGGTCGATGCCTGAAATGCGGTCAGGTCACGGATATACTGCTCTGTGATGCTGTCAAGCACATCCTTGTTTTCATGTGTGTGCGCCGTATTGGAAAAGTTGTTGACGGATTCAAAGAGCGTGTGAATCTGCTCTCTCGTCCAGTCCTCAAAGGGCTGCCACTCGGCGATTGCGTCAACCATTGCCTCGGTGATGCAGTCAAGAACAGCCTGATTATTGTGGCGATGCTTGTACTGCTGAAGGTTCAGAATTTCCTCGTTGACCGTCTGAATGTCATAGATCGTGCTGTCCTCGAACTGCTGCAAACCCTGCAAATCCTCCAACAGAGCCGCAGTCAGGCTGTCAAGTACTGTCTTGTTGTCATGCGTATGGGAATCCTCTGCGATAGGAGCGACCTGCTGCTCGACAATGGTCTGCACTTCCGTCGTTGTCGGATACTCGGACATATCCGGTGTGATACCGTCCTTGCCCTTCAGACTTTCGAGCCATTCCTCCTCCGTACCGACATAACCGTGCTCACACGCGATCTCATACGCAGATTTGCCGTCAAGCCCGTGTTCTGCGTCCTCGATGCGTTTGAGAAGCTGTGTATACAGATCAGGAGTCGGCGGAATGGGCGGTTCTTCACCCTCAAAGCCGGATTCACGGATATTCAGTGTGACCGGAACAGTCGTTGCTCTCACGGTTGTATCCGATGCAGTATCATAGCCGTAGATACCCATTTTCACCGCGCCAACATGAAGCTCCGCAGGCAGATAACAGCTTGTACCATCCACACCGAGAACAACGGAATACACCTCATCGCACTGCGAAAACTGCACGACCTTGTGAAAGCGCTTCCAGTCACCGTCAAAGGTGAACTTGAACTGCACATACTGGATCTGGTGATCCGCAAGCACCTCACGCTCCAGAATCTCAATGCTCTGGTTTTTTACAAGAAATTTCCACATTATCCACGCACCTCCGTCCATTCTCTGGTTTCTGTATCAAACTGCATATATCCATCCAGACAGATGACCTTTTCAAGTGTGCCATCAAGCTGACCGCCTCTGCCGTCCCAGTTACCGCCCTTTACAACAGCCGTCCATTCATCAAGGCTTCCTTCATAGGTAAGCTGAGTAAGACTGTTGCAGTAGTTGATCCAGTGAGAGCCGATTTTTGTTACATTATGACTGAGTGTAACATTTGATAAGTTGTGGCACATTACAAAGCAGAATCCCGGCACTTCTGAGCATTCAACTCTTGCGGTTGTCAGAGTATCACTGCCATCAAAGATATAGGTGCCAAGCGTAGTGAGTGTTGCAGGCATAATGATGGAGGTAAGGGCCTGATCCACAAACGCTTTCTCGCCGATTGTTGTGATTGATGGTGGAATTGTCAGAGATGTCAGACCGCCCTGCGTGTACATGAAGAATGCGCGTGCCTTGATGGTTGTTATAGTAGACGGGAATGTGACCGTAGCCATGTTGTAGCATCGCTCAAATACACTGGTTCCAATCGTTGTGATGCCCTCACCGATAACAAGGGAACGGATGTCCATTCTCTCCCAGAACGGCGAGTCTCCGATCTCATAATCATAAGTTGCACCGGAGCCGTGCAGCAGGAGCTTTCCATTTTCGTAGAGGACATAATGGATATTCTCACCGCAAGTGCCGATCTCCACGATACCGCCAATAATATCATCGACCTCGGTCTGCAAGGTTTCAACCTGTGTAGTTAAAGCCTGAACAGTCTCGTTATACTCCTGCATATCTGCCTCGATCTGTGCAAGCTGAGCCAGCATATCCGTGACTTTGCATTTGCCGAGAATACAGCGGCAGTATCCGCATACATTTCTGTCCTCTCGATAATCCCACCAGTCACGCTCTGTCAGCGATGTTGCGCCCGGATTCAGACGCACTGCATACATGAGCAGTCTCACATGATCGGCATCCTGCGGAATGGACGGAAGCTGCGGACTCTCTGCCGGTGTGCCGGGAAAGAGTTTCAGCGTGACACTGCGGACGGATTCTGTGGTATCCAGATAAATTGCGATACCCACATAGCGCGGCAGCGATTCGTCCATATAGTCGGAAAGATCAATAGAATAGCGGGCATCATTGATAAAATAATGTCCGTTGATCCATGCTTTGCCCCTTCCGACAGTCACGCTCAGTCCGCTGCTTGCGACTGTCAGTTTGAAGCAGTCACCGTAGTTGTCCTGAATGCCGTTGCAGATGATACTGCCGAGATAGTCACAGAAATTCTCGGCTGTGTAGGTTCTGTCAAGGTTCTTTGAATTGAAAAATCCGCTTGAAAAAGCCATAAAATCACCCCTCTTTGAATGTGGGCGTAAGACTGCGCCCGTTCTGGTCAAAGCCTTCGATCATGCCGATGAGCTGGATGCGTGACTGAATAATGCCGAAGCGTTTATGCTCTACGGTCACATAATCACCAACATAATAATCACGGTTATACACATATTGCGTACTGTTTGCAGCGATCTCCGATTCCGATGCAGTCTTGGGAGATTCCAACCGTTCCGAGCCTCTTGTTTTCAACAGCTCAATATACTGCTCCTCCGGAATCGGCACTGTCTCGCCCTCAACCTGCTCTGTTTCGGAAATGTCATCCGCATCGACATATAACTCATAACGGTCAAGATAGGTCGGCTCAGTTCCAACACAATATGTGGTGCGCTTTCGCTCCTCACCCTTGCCCTGACCGAAAATATAGGCGAAGTTCCGCTGCACAGATGCATCTGCGGCATAGCTGAAGGACAGCAGATTGCTGTATGCGTCCGAGAAGATGATGTGGGGATTGTCCTCCTGCATCAGACTGCGGTCAGTGCCTTCGGAGAGATCAAACACCATGCGGTACTGCTCACCAGTATCCTTTACAAGACGGATATTCGCTGTGCCGCCGATTTTCTCACATATCGTATACACCCATTCCATGAGATTTGCGTAGGAAATTTGCAGCGTTGTAGTCTGCTCCCAACAGGTACCGGAGACAGTGCCGAGGGATAAGCCGGGAATCTTCCGGCTGTCATTCAGCAGCGTGTTCTGTGTGACAACTTCACGGATGATCTCTGAATACGCCTTTTCTGCGGTCACATTGTAGGTCGGATGAATGATGCGACGTTCCAGCAGACACATGAGGAATCTGCCTTTGACCGTCAGATAGTCGCCGTTTTCGACATCTGTATTGATTAGAACGGATTCGATAATGCCGAAATGCTGACTGTCATCATCTCTGCCGACAATGCGTCCCGGCTGAAAAATGTCCACATTCTGCGGATTGGCGGCGATATACACTTCAAAGCTGCCGCACTTGTAGTATTCAATGTCCCAGAGCAGGGAGGAAAAGGTATCGCAGATTGTTTCAAGCGTGATCGTGAGACTGTCCTCCGCAGCGTTCATTTTATAAACTTCTATCTGCAATATTACACCCCCAGATACGCATTGGTGTGAATGATCTTCACCCTCAGTTTTGTAAGCCCTGTGCCACGCAGATAGAATCGGTTTTTTCCCTCACGCAGAGTCAGCCATGTCGAGCCGGAAACAAGGCGATTGATGATATTGGTCTTGACACCGCCTCGATCAAGTGTGACAGTTTTATTTCCTGTTTTTGTCGTCACTGTAATGATGTCTCCCGCAAGCAGGTCGCCTGTGATCTGCAAGTATTCATCGGTATCCGCATTGTACAGCGTAGGCGAACGGACATCTTCGAGTGCTTCAATTTCAAGTGTGAAGCCTGTTTCATCGCCGTCATTGATGATCTCCATGATATTCTGCGTGTTATACTTGCCGAGGACGAACGGCTCCGGATTGCTCTCTGTCGGGAATGGAAATGTGAATGCGCCGGTGATTTGCGAATAGTACGCCATGACAGATTCCGTGGAGTACCAGTAGATGTCAGGGCACAGAATAGAAATCTGCCCGGTTGTGAGCATCTCAAAATTCTGCACCTCGCAGGTTTCAACATAGCCAGTCGTGAACACATCGATGCCTGCGGTCTTGTAATATACCTTGATAAATCGGCTCGGTTTCACCACCTTGTAGAGCTGATGTCGGCGCTTTTCTACGCCGATACCACGCATCTCAAAGGAAATGACCACATTCCGCTTCTCGATGAAGGCGTTGTTGAGGTAGCTGCTGTCCATGCCAGCGTAAGAGGAGGTGCTGATTGTGCCGGGCGGCGGAGAAAGCCCCTCAATCTTTGAGGTCATATACTGATTTGCGGTCGCTGTCATGTCAATCTGGTCTCCGGCGGAGTTTTCTAAGATTAGGCCGAAAAACATGGTATGCACCTCCTTGATTTTTCTAGATGCGTGTGTTATAATAACCATAAAGAATCATTCGTTTTATGGAGGAATATAAAATGAGACGTTGTATTTTTTGTGGAAGAAGTGAAAATGAATTTGAAAATGATAATACATGGACAGATGAGCATATAATCCCAGAGGCTTTAGGAAATCAAAGCTTAATAATTAAAGATATCTGTAAAGTCTGTAATAGTAATTTAGGCACATATGTGGATAAGTATATTACTGACAACATGATTATTCAAATGCTCCGCCTACAGTATGGCCTTAAAGGACAAAGCAATTCCTTGCCGAATCCTTTTTACGAAGGTAGAGATGAGGATAATAATAGAGTTCGAGTTGACAATAGTTTTCAGCCTCATGTTGTTCCGCATTTGAATATTGATGGAAACCATATTACAGGTGTTGCATCTTCAAGTGAAGAGGCAGTTCAAATTGTAAGAAAAAAGCTTGAGCGTATGGGATTATCGAATGAAGATATCGAAGCCAATCTTAATCAAGTCAGGGATATTAAGCCAAGAATATCAAGACCAGAGATTCAGTACAGCTTTCAAATTGAAGTTAACCGAATTTATATGGAAGCGCTCAAAATAGCATATGAGTTTTCTCACTATTGTTTGGGCAACTCATATTCAAATGATTCTCGTGGTCAAAGAATAAGAGCAAAATTGCTTGAAGCTATAAATGGAAAACTGAAAGAATCGTGTGGGACAATTGATGGTGTTACTGTAATTAAGAACATTGACCATCACATTGATCCACAAAAGCCTCAGCATCTACTTCGACTTTACCAAGTAGGCAACAGTCTGTATGTTGATGTGTACTTATTCATGTTGACTGTTTTTTCGTGTTCTGTTTTAGTTTCTGAGGATGCTTCCCAATATGATTTTATGGAAAAAGAAATAGTATTAGATGTTGTATAACCTACGATGAATGAGAACTGAGATACAGAATCTAAGGCGATCTTTTTGGAATACTGTACATACATCTGATATTTAATATGGGGCAGGATTACTCCCACCCCAAATACTCACACATTCAGCGCATTCCGCGTCTGACGATAGATTTCCAGCCGTGACAGCGACTTCGGACTATTGTTTGTCTGATTCACTGTGCGGCTGTTGTCATTGTTGTAGTAGTTGTTGACCACACCGCCGCTGCCACCGTCCAGCATTGCACCCGAAATGCCGTCAAACTTCATATCAAAGCCCGACTGCATGGTAAGCGACATTGCATCGGCTACGGAGGATACAGCCTTTTCCACATACTTCCTGCTCTTGTTGATGCCCTGTGCAAGCCCCTTCATGAAGTCGGGCATCCAAGATTCAAAAGATGTCAGCGGTCCCTTGTCGGGAACAGAGAAGTGCAGATAATCGCTGATCGCCCGTGCTACGTCCGCAACAGTATTGATGAGATTGCCGAGCATATAGTTCAGACCGTTGATGAGGTTCTGCATGAGATTCCGTCCCCAAGACCACGAGCTGTTGACCTTGTCCATGACCGCCTGATACACCGCATTCATCGCACCGCTGACTGCATCCCGTACACCGCCGAGCCTGTCATTGATGCCGTTTTTGATGTTATCCCAGATAGACAGCACAGCATCCTTGACTTGGTTCATCGGATTGCGCACGATGTCCGGCATAGTGTTCCAGATGGAAGAAACTACGGACTTGATACCGTTCAGAACAGTGTTTACTACATCCTTTGCAGCGTTCCATGTGGTAGTGATCACATTCTTGATGTCAAGCTGCCCGGTCTGGATCAGATTTTTCAGTGCCGCCCATACAGCAGTGATGATCTTTTTGATTCCGCTCAGAGCAGAATCAATCACAGAAAATACAGCCCTCCACGTTGTCGTCACCACGCTCTTGATGTTGTCAAGGGCGTTTTTAATTGTAGCCACAACCGCTTTCCAGCCGGACGATACATCGCTGCTGATCTGCGACATCGTTGCATCAATTGCGGCATTGGCGTTTGCCCAGACCGTTTTCACGGTATCGAACACCTGCGTCATGAAGCCTTGCACCGAGGTTACCACAGTGGACAGTGCATTCTGGATCACGCTGCTGATCTTGTCAGCCAGTCCGCCCGCAAAGTTATTGACAGCATCGTTGATAACACCTGCATTGGCGTTGATGCCGTCCGCAAGTCCTGTCATGAAGTCCGGCATCCAAGACTCAAAGTCTGCAAGAGGTCCCTCGTCCGGCACACTGAAGTGCAGGAAAGAGCGAATTTTGTCAGCCACACCCTTGACCGCATCTGCGACTTTGTTGACGCAGCTCTTGATACCGTTCACAATGCCGTTGATGATGTCAGCGCCCCAAGAGAAAGCCTCAGATGTAAGGTTCTTGATGAAGCTGACCGCCGCATTAAAGCCATTGACAATCGTTGTTTTGATCGCAGTGATTTTCTGAGATACAGCGGATTTCACGTTCTCCCAGATATTTGATACTGTGTTCTTGATGGCATTCATCACATTGGATACAGTATTTTTGATGCCGTTCCAGATGTTGCTGACCGTAGAGGAAATCGTATTCATGACGCTGCTGATAAATCCGCTGATAGCGTTCCATACAGAAGAAACGACAGCATGAATTGCATTCAGCACAGCCGAGATGTGTGCGCTGATGCTGTTCCAGATGCTGGATACCACAGACCAGATTGCATTGAGAATACCGGAAATAAAGCCGGAGATTGCATTCCATACTGTAGAGATCACACTGCTGATTGCATCCATCACCGTGGTGATGGTCGTAGAAATCGCATTCCAGATCGTTTCAAAAAATGACCGGATCGCTTCGAGAACAGTTGAAACAACAGTTTTAATCGTTTCCCATGTTGTAGTGATTTTTTCATAGATCCAGTCGGTCACACGGGAAATGATAATGTGGATCGCTTCAAAAATCGTCTCAAACAGATACTTGAATGCATCCAGCAGCGGAGAAATAAAATCGTAGATCGTCTGCCAAACAGTAGAAATGACCGTCCAGATTGCATTCAGCACTGTAGAAATAGCAGTATGAATTGCATTCCAGACAACGGTAATCACCGTTTTTATCAGGTTGATTTTTGTGGTCACATCATTGTAGATTGCTGTCCAGATGCCGACAAAAAAGTTTTTGATTCCTGTCCAGATCGTAGTGAAGAATGTTGCAATGCCGTTGATGACACCGGAAAAGAAGTTTTTAATACCATTCCAGATATTGACGAAAAAGTTCTTGATTGCAGTCCAGACGTTTACCCAGAACGCTTTCACTTCATCAAGGCTTGTACCGAAAATGTTACACAGCACATTCATATAGTTTTGCAACGTGTCTTTCAGGAAATTCCACACCGCTACAAAAATACCCTTGATTCCGTTCCAGACCTTGTCCCAATCACCGGTGAAGATGCCGATAAAAATGTCAAGCACATTCAGCAGAATATCAGTGACTGCCTTGAAAATGTTAGCGATCTGCTGAAAAACGCCCTCAAACACAGGGGCAAGGAATTTGCAAAGTCCGTCCCAGACCGCCTTGATGACTTCACCGATGTTTTTGAAATCGAATCCGAGTGCGTTGACACGGTCAACGATACCCTGACAGAAGCCCTCAAAAATGCTCTTGATCTGATTCCAGATCGCCGTAATTTTGTTGCGGAAGTCCTCATTGGTTTTCCAAAGATGCACGAATGCGGCTACCAGTGCGGCGATAATTGCGATAACAGCTACCACAGGTGCGGAAATGCCCCCGATGGCTGCACCGAATGAACTAAACGCTGCCTTCGCACCTGCGATGATAGTCGGAAGATTGGAGATAAACTGCATCAGCTTGCCGACTGTGACCATTGTTTTGCCAACAACCACAAGCAAAGGCCCCAGTGCCGCCGCTACCAAAGCAATTTTTACAATGGTTTCTTTGGTCGCCGGATCCATCTGATTCAGCTTATCTACAAGCGCCTGAATCTTAGTGACAATGGCTCGGATCGCAGGCATCAGAATCTCACCGAAAGAGATAGCAAGCTCCTGTAGCTGAGATTTCAGAATGGTGAGCTGTCCGCCGAGGTTGTCCTGCATGACAGTAGCCATCTTTTCGGTCACGCCATTGTAGCCGTCAATTTCGTCAGAACAAGTGTTAATTGCGCCTTCGAGCTTTTCAATATCGCCGGGTGCAGCGTTCATAAGAGCCAAGAAGCCGGACATGGCATTTTTGCCGACCAGTGTCTGTGCGGCGTTTGCCTTTTCCGATTCCGACATCTGAGAGAATGCCACACGGCAGTCCGCAAGGATATCGTTCAGGTCACGCATCGAGCCGTCAGCGTTTGTAGTTGCGATCTCGATCTCTCCGAAACTCTCACCGCAGAATTTTACCTCCCCGGCAAGCGCATTCATCATAGATCGGAGCGCCGTACCTGCCTGTGAACCCTTGATACCGCTGTTCGCCATGAGACCGATAGCTTCCGCCGTGTCCTCGCAGGAAAATCCCAATGCACCCGCAACAGGCGCACAATACTTGAAGGTTTCACCCATCATGGACACATTAGTATTGGCGTTGGACGATGCCGCCGCAAGTACATCCGCGAAATGTCCGGAGTCAGCCGCCGTCAGTCCGAAAGCGGTCAGAGCGTCAGTAACGATATCCGATGTGGTAGCCAAATCCTCGCCGGATGCGGCAGCAAGGTTCATGATACCCTCGATACCGTCAAGCATATCTCCCGTTTTCCAACCAGCCATCGCCATATAATTCATGGCTTCTGCGGCTTCAGATGCGGAAAATTTTGTCTTTGCGCCCATCTCACGAGCTTTATCTCTCAGGTCTTGCAGCTCGTCACCGGTCGCACCGGATACTGCGGCGACCTTGCTCATGGCAGTATCGAAGTCTGAGGCTGTTTTCACAGCGGCAGTTCCGGCAGCGAGAACAGGCACAGTCACATGAGTGGTGAGTGTTTCACCGACATCGGCGATCTTGCCGCCGACCTTTTCGAGTGTTTCTCCCGCCTGACCGATTTTTACCAAAGCCTCTTGAGATTTGCTTGCCTCTGTTTGCAGGTTCTGAAGTTCCTGCTCGGTCTCGATGATCTCACGCTGGAGTGCATCGTACTGCTCCGGAGAAATTGGATTGCCGAATTCATCGGATACATCCTTTGCCTGCTGTTTCAGAGAGGTAAGTTCATCAGTCGTTTCCTTGATCTCACGCTGCAAAGAATCGTACTTCTCCTGTGAGATCTGTCCTTTAGAAAGCTGCTCATCGGCAGTTTTTGCCTGTTCCTTCAGCTCTTTCAGCTTGGTTTCGGTCTCACCGATCTTCTGTTTGATTGGATCATACTTTGCCTTCCAAGCATCGTAGTTGTCTTTGGTTTTGGCGGCTTCCTCGCTGGCTTTTTTCAGGGTATCCAGTCGTTCCTTTGTGCTTTTGACAGCATCACCGAGCAACTTCTGCTTCTGAGCAAGCAGCTCTGTATTTTTCGGATCGAGCTTCAGCAGCTTTTCGACATCCTTGAGCTGCGTCTGCGTGTTCTTGATGTTTTTATCAACGGATTGCAGAGCCTTACTGAGTTTCGTAGTATCGCCGTTGATCTCGACTGTAATACCCTTAATTCTTCCTGCCATGCGATATCACCTGCCTTTCAGGAAAAATAAAAATACCTACTGTGGTAGGTAGACAAGTAGGCTGGATAGGTGTATAATATGGCTATCTCCTGTGCAGTGTTTCGGCTATACTTTTGTGATACAGTTCTCTCGGCTCGAAATGGATTATGCTGTAAAACAGATGCATTACCGCACCTGCACCGAAGATAGATATGAGTGTACCGATACCGACAGTGCCGCCGAGCAGCCAGCCAAACAATGTGACGAGTGCAAACAGCAATATCTCAACCACACCTATTGGCATCTTCGGCAGCCGCTTTCCGATGGCAATCAGCAGACCGTCCTTCGGACCGCAGCCCATTTCCGCTGACATATACACATACATTCCGAGTGCGATAAACAGGAATCCGAACAGCATATATGCGATGCCAAACCACAGGCTGTGATTTTCAGGATATGGGGAAATATCGCAAAGTAGCTGTGTCAGATTTCCGGTAAGCAGTGCATCAAACAGCGTTGCAAAGCCGATGCTCTCACGCAAGAGTAGCTGTAATATGACCGCCGTGAGAGATATCGCCACCATAGTACCGCCATAATTTAGCGGCACATGACGGGATATCCCCACAGCGAGACAGTCCCACGGTGCAAGACCGATGTTGGCGTAGATCGTCAGGTATACACCGAAGGAGTAAATTGAAAGTCCGAGGAGTATTTTCAGAAATTGCCGCACGATGATATCCGCACTTTTTCGGGATGATTTCCGCGAACTGCCGCGCTTTTTTGGCTTAGAAGGCGTCCATTTGCGCTTGTGTTGCCTTATACGGGTAATTATAGTCATCATTATCCTTTTCAATGAAAATTTCGTTGACCATTCCGATTGTGAGCAGATCAAGGTCGGTAAGACTCAGCCCGATCTGCACACATCGGAGAAGGAACAGCGGCGTTGTCATCTCGCGGTCAACTGGGCGAGATTTTTTTTGACTCAGCCTGTGTCTCCAGATTCATGCCCCAAAGCTCGAAAAGCTGCGGCAGAACCTCGTAGATTGAGAAGCAGTTGAACTGTTCGAGCCAGTCATCCGGGCTGTCGGGAACATTCTCCGGATCGGCGTGCTTTGCCATCGTCCATGCGATGTTCTCGAACACCTCAAGGCTCTCGATGCCGAGACCGGAATCCTGCTCATCGCTCTCATCCACAGAATCCTTCAGCGCCGCAAAGTCCTTGAAGATGTCCTTGCGGAACTTGGCGCGGTAAAGGCGAGGCAGGGTTGCGCTCGCCTTGAAAGGAACCTCGATACCGTCAACAGTGATGATTTTCTTGATCGCCATATACTTTCCTCCGAATCAGTCAGTTGTGGTTGCCGCGGCTGTGCTGCCGCCCTTGGTACTTGTGGAACGGGTGCCGGTGCTGTTGTTGGTGGTCGCAGCAGCCGGAATATACACCGCACTGTACCAGTTATCATAAGTCGTCTGGTCGGTGCTTTCGCAGGTTTTGGACTTCACCAGACCGGAAGGCAGTGCCGATGCCTTGAGGGACAGCTTTTCCGTCTTGACGCTCTTGCTCTCCTCCGTGGTCTCGCCCTCGGTTGCAGGACGGGATGCCGAGCAGCAGTACAGCACATGACGGATGTGATTCTTGTCGCCATCGAACTCGAACATCAGGGCAAACTGTGCGGATTCCGCATCGTTGCGCTCCACGAGAACACCCTTGCTGTCGAGCTGTTCGCCGAGAATCGCCGTTGCAAAGTCCGTTGTGATGAGTGCAACTTCGAGGTCACCGTCATAGCCGGCGTTGTTGTTGATGACATAGTACACGCAGTTATCGGCGTAAAAATTCTCATTCTCGCCGTTTGCGTCAATACTCAGGGAAACTGCACCGGGCAGGCGCACAGGCGTTGCGAATGTCGGCACGCCTTCATCGCTCCATGCAGTGATCTTCGCATAATGGACCTTGTTCAGACCGAACTTGACCTTGTTTTTCTGAAGTGCCATTTTCATACCTCCATGATATACAGTACTTCGTAGAGCTTTTCAGACTCTATCCATACCTCAGATTTTGTGTAATAGATGTTGTGCTGCAAGAGAACTTCCTCCACACGCTGTTCCGTATCCGGCGATTTTTCATCCGTGTATAATTCAATGTGCAGCTCTTTGAAGCTGTGATACATCAGATTATCTGCGGAAAAGGTATCCTCGCCGGGAGACAGGAACAATGCGAAGGGCGGATCAGGGCTTTCACCCTCTGCGAAATGGTGATACGCAAAGGGCGGCCCGATCTCCTGCATCATTTCATTGATTTCCTCGTAGGTCACGAATGCCCCTCCTTATGACAGTGCCTTTTCGATGAGGGATTCCAGCATTTCCTCACCATGCTGTTCTGCCGGTGCAATATGCGGGATAGCTGCTACACGACCACCACCTCGTTTCGCATGACCGTGTTCCAGCAGATGCGCGATCTGGTAGCGGTTCTTGGAATGCACCGTCATTTCGAGTGTATGGCTATTCTCCTTCACCTTTTTTGCCGCCCAGCTTTTCTGATACCGACCGGACTTTTTCGGAGCATTGGCGGAAATCTCGTTCTTGACGGCGGTCGCTGTCTTTCTCACAGCCTTTTTCATCGCTGTGTCCGCAAGTTCAGCATACTCGGTCAGCCCCTTCATGACCTCCGATGCCAGATCATCAATAGATGTCATCCTTTGCACCCGCCTTTCTGGATTCACAGATCAGTTTCATATAGTCCTGTGTCTGGAAATTCGGAACAATGCCTTTGATGTCGTAGTCCAGACCGTCAAAACGGATTCTGTACACAGTTGACATCATCCGCTTTGTCTGAGGAGTCTGCCGGATAATGGCCTCGATTTTCTGTATCGCTCTGGTCACGCCGGTGTCCGTCTCCTCTGATGCACCGTTATTGGATACAGTCACAGAAGCCCAGAGGGAGAACACCTCCTCCCACTGAGCCTTGTGATTGCCGATAGCATCCTTTTTGACATGATTTTCAAGGACAGCAATGCGCTGATTCAGTTTTCCGATCTCCATCAGACGATGCCCTCCCTCTGTGCGAACAACAGCGCACGCAACGTCAAGGTGAGTGCATGATAATCAGCAGTATTGCGGTTTTCGTAGAGGTAAGAAACAGTATACAGCATAGCCTGCCGAGAGGTTTCCTCATTTTCCGCAAGCTGCTTTTCATTCATGCGCCCAACGTCCATCACGAGCCGCTGCGCCGTATCGATCAGAGTGAGGATGAGCTTGTCATCCTCACAATGGTCAACACGGAGATAGTTTTTTGTTTCAGGCAGTGAGATCAAAGTCACTTATCTGCCCTCCGTTCATCAGCCGTTGCCGCCTGCACTGCCGCCGGTATTGCCACCAGTAGAGCCGCCGGTCGTTGTCTTGTTGCCTGCCATCTTGAGAACCTTGACGGACTCAGGAAGAATCAGTCTGCCGTCCACACGCTGCGTGGTGAGGAAGCCGACCTGATCGGTGCGGGCATACAGTTCGTTGAGACGGCGGAAGGTGCGGTTCTGACGGTCAGCGACCCAATAATTCTTCATGTCACCGAAGAGCAGCACACGCTCGCCCTTTGCAATACCGGGCATGAAGGAAGAAGTGCGGATGGGGCGACCGAGGAGCGTGTCGGGCTTTGCGATATCGAGAGACGGCTTCCAGAGGTAGTTGTCGTTCTTGTCCTTCAGCTTCATAAGCTGAAGCAGGATGGTCTCGTTGCAGACGAACTGTGCGTTACGGCGGTAGGGAGACTTGAGGCTGTAGTAGAGGTCGAACACCTCGTCAAAGGTGATCGCAGTCTGGGATGCCGCAGTCACGCCCAGCTCTGCACCGCCGGTCTCATCGAGGATGCCGAGGGGCTTTTTGTCGCCGTCACCGGTGAAGAACGCACGCTCCTCCGCATTGCCCATAGCCACGCCGAAACGAGCGGCGATATAGCTTGCGAGGTCGAAGGCGGAATCGTGCAGCAGCTCGTTGGAAATCTTGATCATTGTACCGAGCTTGTATGCGGAGAGCGTGGTCTGACCGAAACGAGTGTCGGTCTCCGGGATCTCCTCGCCCTCATCGATCCACTGTGCCTCCATCGTGTCATTTGCAATCGGAATCTTGCGGGTACCGGAATTGGTCTTGATGACCGTTGCCATCTGGCGGAAGATGTTATTCTCTTCGAGAGCCTGAATCAGTCTGCGCTCGAACTCGTCCGGCACAGTGTAGCCGCCCTCGGTGTCCTCACCGACAGAGAGTGCGTTGCGGACTGCAAGCTGGTCACCCCTGTTGCGGATCATATCCCAGAATGCGCCCTTGTACTCGTCGGTTGCGGTCGGGTTAGTGGGCGGCGTGTTCTTTGCGCCGGGAGCGTTGGTGACGGGACGGGAGGTCGGTGCGGACAGTGCGGCATCGAGGGCTGCCTGCTGTTCCAGACGCTCGATCTCTGCGCCGAGAGCCTGCACCTCGGATGCCATCTTGTTGTACTGCTCGACTGCGGATGCCTCAACGAGACCGTTCTCACCACGGTGCTTTTCGAGGAATGCTTTTGTCTGCTCCCACAGGGTATTACGCTTGCTGCGAAGTTCCATGATCTTGCTCATATCTTTTCTCCATTTCTCCGGAGGTAAAACTCCGGCGGTCATAAAAATACAGCCTGCTTGTGAGATGTGTCTTATCTCATGAAAGCAAGCTGCTGTTTCAGAATTTCATACGGCATTGCGCCGTCCTTTGTCCTGCCGTCCATGCCGATCACAGGCATATCGGGAACAGTGACCACAGGTGCGGTCAGCCCTTTTTCGGCAAGTTCCGGTGTTTCAGTTTTGTCATCGGGAGTGTCGTCCGTGTCTGCGGTTTTTGCGCCTGCGGTGATCTTTCCCAAGATGGTCTGCCCCATGATACGGGTACTGTAAGACCAGTCAGAGTCCAGCTTGAACGGCTTCTTTTCGGTTTCCTTCTTTTCATCCCCGTCCTCGTCACCGCCTTCCTCGTCAGGCTTTTCGGGCTTTTCCTCGTCCGGATTCTCCGGCTCTTCCTCCTTCTTGTCCGGTGAGGGCTTCTCGTCAAAAAGGATCTCATCTGCAAATCCCAGCTCGACCGCCTTTTTCGCATTGATCCATGTCTCGTCCGACATGAGCTTGCTGATTCGGTTTCTGCTCAGACCTGTCTTTGCAGCGTAGGCGTTGATGATGCTCTCCTTTACCTCATTCAGCGTTGCGATAGCCTTTTCCATGTCTTTTGCGTTGCCCATAGCGATGGTGGACGGATCATGGATCATGAGGAGGGCGGTCGGTGACATCTCCACAGTGTTGCCCGCCATTGCGATGACGCTTGCCGCCGATGCGGCGATGCTTGCGATTTTTACAGTCACCTTGTGCGGATAATCACGAATCATCGTGTAAATCTCGGCAGCGGCGAACACATTCCCGCCTGGACTATTCAGCCAAAGTGTAATGTCGCCTTCCTCGGCATACAGCTCATCACGGAACGACTGAGGCGTGATCTCATCCCTCCAGAAGCTCTCCGAGTCGATAGGACCTTCGAGCCGAAGGACTCTGCCACCGCTGTCATCGTGAATCCAGTTCCAGAACTTTTCCATTTACATACCCCCATTCTTGTACTTCTTCCTGCGCTTTTTCCGCAGGAATCTGTCATCGGTTTCCTCGTCCGAATTTTCATCCGGCTCATCCTGTTCCTCGGTATCCGGCTGCTCATCTGGTTCAGCATCCTGCTGCGACTGTGCCAGACCATAGCTTGCACCTGCATCCTGCAGCTTGTTATACGAGCCGTTCAGGTAGTAGTCGTTGCCGCCCTGCTCATCAGGAATCAAATCCATATTTTCCAGACGGCGCACATCGTTGGGCGACATAAATCCGTTGCCCACACCGATAGCGTAGGCGTTCATACGGCTCTGGTAGTCACCGCGCATCAGACCGTCCACATTGAATTTCGGGAAATATACATCCTGTTCTTCCTCCAGCAGAAGGTCTTTCATGATGCCTTTTTCAATACGGATGATCCACGGCATGAGGCTGTATTGCACAAATGCGATGCCCTGATGTTCGATGTTGTTGAAGGTGCTTCGTTTCAAATCCTGCACCAGATGCGGCGGGACCTGAAACATACGGCAGATTTCCTCCACATCAAATTCCCTCGTGGAAAGAAACTGCGAATCCTCCGGCGGAAGGGAGATCGGCTTATACTGCATCCCTTCTTCGAGAACTGCGATGCGGTGAGCGTTTCTTGCGCCGCCGTAAGCTTTTGTCCAGTTGTCACGGATCTTCTGCGGATCTTTCAGCACGCCCGGATGTTCGAGGACTCCGGCAGGCTGCGCTCCGTTTTTGAAGAAGGCACTGCCGTAACGCTCCACAGCCATGACTGCGCCGAGCGCATTTTTCATCATAGCGATAGGGCTGAATCCGACCAGTCCGTTGAATCCCAGACCGGGGATGTGCAGAATTTCATCCCTGCGAAAAATAATATCCTTGTCATGCTCGCCCGGTTTTTCATCGGTGTAAGCGTGATAGGTGTAAATGAGGTCGCCGCTTTTCGGATCACGGTCGATTTCCACATTTTCCGGCAGCAGCGGATACAGACCGAGGATACCATTCTTGCCGTCACGGACGATTTGTGCATACGCATTGCCCCAGAGCAGCAGATGACACATCAGCGCCTCCCAAAATGAGAACGAGGACATCTCCGGATTCGGCTGCCGGTATAGGATTTTGTACAGCGGATGATCGGTCGCCAGTTCCTTATCCTCGCCCTCGCCGGTGTATCTGTAAAGGTGCAGGGGCAGTCCTGCAATCGTATTGGAAAGCAATCTCACACAGGCATAAACGGTCACGATCTGCATCGCAGTTCGCTCATCGACACGCTCTCCGCTGTGCGTCATGCCGAATACGAACAGGTTTCCTGAATCTCGGACATTGTCCTGAATATCCGGCAGCATCGGTGCATCCCTCGGCTTGCTGATGCCGAGCCAGCTTAAAAAGCCCATAAACATTACCTCCTGTCAGATGACCACAAGATCATGGTCGGGTTCATCGTATACAGATCCCTGCATTTCGTGACGGATACATCTGTCAAGTGCCATGATCCAAGCCACAATGCCGTCAATCTTTTCTGTCGATTTCTTTTTACTCGGTTTGATGTTCTCCGCCGCATCAATTTCTGCAACCACATTCCCTGCCATCCAGCGGAGAACAGGGTTGCCGCCGTGTATAAACTGTCCTTCGAGAATGAGCTTGTACAGCTCTTTCATCGGCGGTGACATATCCTTGAAGCCCATGCCCATCGGGACAACCGTGAAACCGTCACCCTCAAGATCGGTGATAAGCTGTGTGGCATTCCAGCGGTCGGCAGCAATTTCCTTGATGTTGTACATCGTGTGCAGCTCGTTGATCGTTTTCCGCACGAAATTATAATCGACCACATTGCCCTCGGTGATATGAAATAATCCCATGCGCTCCCATACATCGTAGGGAACATGGTCTCGCCGTACACGAAGGTCAAGTGTTTCTCTCGGTAGCCAGAAGTGTGGAACAACGATATATTTCTCGCCTTCATGCAGCGGAGGAAACACAAGCACAAAAGCGGTGATGTCGCTCGTACTCGACAAGTCAAGTCCTGCATAGCACTCCCGTCCCCGCAGCTTTTCAAGGTCAATCGGAAGATTGCCCCTGTCATAGATATGCTCCGGAATCCACGCAACAACGCTGCCTACCCACTGATCAAGACGAAGCTGACGGAATACATTTTCCTCCGCAGGATTGGTCAGAGCCTCACGGTGAGCATCCCGCACTCGGTCAATGGTGATTGTGTACCCCAGTGACGGATTTGCCTTGTACCACGATTCCTCTGCGTTCCAGTCGTCGCCGTCGTTCAAGCCGTAGATCACGGGATAAAAGGACGGGTCAATGCGTCTGCCGTCCAGAATGTCCTTTGCCTTTGTGTGGTATTCGTAGCAGATGGAATTTCTGTCCGTTCCTGCCGTGGTAATCAGAAAGTACAGCGGCTGCGTTCTCGCATCACCAGAGCCCTTTGTGAGAACATCTACAAGGCTGCGGTTCGGCTGGGCATGAAGTTCGTCAAGAACCAGACCAGATACATTCAGACCGTGTTTTGTACCGACCTCTGCCGAAAGTACCTGATAAAAACCGACATTACTATAATTCACCAGACGCTTTGTTGCCGCCATGATCTTGGAGCGTTTTGTGAGTGCCGGTGTCATTTCGACCATGCGCTTGGCGACATCAAAAACGATGGATGCCTGCTGTCGGTCGACGGCAGCACCGTAGACCTCGGCGGAAGGCTCGTTGTCAGCGTAAAGCAGATACAGCGCAATCGCTGCTGCAAGCTCACTGTTGTGCGTAGGCACAAACGATGTTCCTGCGAGATATTGGTGGCTCGGACTGTCCACCTGAATGCACTGCATTTTCACAGGATGATCCACAGGCTGAATGTCCAGTAAATAATGAAAACAGGAGCGAGTTTCTTTCACCCGCGCCCGTGTGCGTGTGTATTTTCGTTTCAGTCTTGATGTCGGCTGATCGTCAAAGGTAGTAAACCGAACGATATACAAAATCTCTCCGGTCGGCCACCCATGCCGAGTAGAAGGCTCGCATTTCACTGCATTTTTGATACCGAGCGACCACAGCAGTTCTCTGACGGAAAGCGCCAGTTTTCGCAGTGTTGTGACATATACACTTTGCCCCTTTCGTTCGCCGATACAGCCGTCCGAATCCATCAAACCTTGCAGCAATGCCCACCGCTGTTCTGCGGATGCCCTCAAATATTCCGGTCGGATCTTCTTTTCACGGAAGCTGTCAAGCAGTACTGCTTTCAGTTCATTGTACTTTATGATCTCACTGCCGCCGCATTTCTGCGGATAACGGTTGTGAACCTGATACGGAATATTAGAGATGATATCGTCAACATCTTCCGTCCGAACAGTGATCTCCGGCTTGACTGCGTTGCCGTTTCCAAGCCAGTAGCCGTACAGATACGGATCAATCGGTAAATCTGCCGCCCCTGTCTGAAGGACACCGCACACCGGGATTCGGATAAGGGAATCGCGCTTTGACTGCGGTCTGTCAGAAAATCGCTGCCTGTATTCCGAAGTCCTGCGATAAATCTCGCCGGTCGTCCAGAGGACATCCTTGCGCTTGCCGTAAATATACTGACAGTTCCACAGATGCCGTTCTCCGGCGATGATCGATGTGCCGTCTTTGAAGGTCAGCTTGTAGGCTTGCTCTGTGTCATCCACAGGGCTTTTCGCAACCACATGGCACGGATTTCCGTTCTCATCAAATACAGTATCTCCGACCTTCAGATCACCCATATTGGTGAATCCCTGCGGAGTCGGAATAGGCGTATCCAGAGCGAGCTGCTTTCCATTTTTCTTTGGAATTTCGACATAGGCTGTGCGGAATTGCCGTGTATCATCCTCTTTGACGATACCAAAAATGTCACGAATGATCTGCTCCTGCCAAGGCAGCAACCAGAACGGCTTTCCCGCCCATCTGCCTTTGGTATGGCAGAGATTTTCGATAAAACGCACAGCCCTGTCCGCCTTCGCCGCATCGTAGTGCGATTCCGGCAGCATGAAGCGTGTCGGCTTGTAGTCTTTCAGCTTCGGATAGTTTTTCGGACGCTCCCGCGCCCTTGCCGTTCCTGCCATCAGCCACCTCCGAGAAGTTCATCCATATCGTCAACGGCAGCGTTTTTCATATCCGCACCGGCTGTGATACGACTTCTTGCCGCCGGAGTCAGACCGAACTGCTCTGCGATCTTATTCATGATCTTCAAATATGTCTGTGCAATGGATACTTGGGGAACTTGTTGCCAGTAGCCGGACTTCGTTTTCACAATCGTGCCGTGCTGCGTCATAAATTCCTCAGCTTCCTTCCAACGGGCGTATGCCTGACAGTACGATGCGAATGCCGCCTGATCGACCTCGGTCAGCACACCGATCTGCTCCAGTTGCTTTGACAGCCTGCGCCATTCCTTCTTCGCTTCCGGCTCCAGCCACTTCGGACAGGGCGGCGCTTTGCGTTCCGGCTTCGGCTCTGCATCATTCAGCGGACGCTTGCCCGGATTTCCTTCCAGCTCTTTGATCGCTGTCGGCTTTGGTTTTCTGCCTCTCTGAGCCATCCGCATCACTCCTTCCTCAAAAAATCTGCATAAAGAAAAGGCCTGCATACTGCAAGCCTCTCCTATGTATAAAACCACCATGAATTTATCCGTTCAGCATATCCAGCATCAGCCTTGCCCCGTCACGAAAGCCCCTCGTGTAGCTGTCCTCTGAGGTGATCGATTCCATCTGTCGGTGAAGGTCAATCAATGCCTCGAATGCTTCCGCAGTATCCGCTTTCATTCCGTCAGCGATCTGATTGTGCAGATCTTCCGCGCGCCCGTTCAGGTTGTCGTAATCGTCCGCCCTGACCTTGATATCTGTAGGTGCGCTGATCCTTCCCTGGTATAATTCGTTGATTGCTCCCATCCGCTTCACCTCCCGTCTTAGGGCGATTGGGCGGCTTTGTGCTGCCGCCCGCCGTCCGCTTTTTTCAGTTGAACTTGTCGAGGAGCATCCGAAGGACTGCCTTGGTGTCCTTGTCAGCCGCCCTGACATCCATGCCCCGGTCGTAGTTGAAAACTGTCTCGCCGTTGCGCTCAATCCAGATCTTCGAGGCTCTGCCCTCCTTGTAGCCGAACTCGCTGGGCTCCTCGAAGTGCTTCACGCTGTAGCGGTATTCCCTCCCGTTGTAGTTGATCGTGCCGTGTGTCCACATAGTGTTTACCTCGTTCTTTCGTAGTTTTTGGTAGGCTTTGCCCTTCCGTTGTACCCATATTACCATGATCCTGCTGATAAGTCCACGCCTATGTGCAAAATAAAACGTAGAAGAATCGCCGATCTCAGCCTTTCGTATTGTAGGATTTACACATGAGGAAAAGGGGGAGGGGGAGCAGAGCC